GCCGCGTCGCCGAGGAAGCTGAGGACGGGCATCAGCGCCTCGAGGATGGGCATGATCGCCTCGACGGCGGCGCCCAGGATCTGGAAGGCGGCGCCGAGGACCTCCCCGACGGCGACGGCGACCGTGGCGATGATCGGCCCGAGGGTCTCGAGCAGGCTGCCGATGCCCTCGAAGACGCGGTTGGCGACCGGCTCGAGCTGGACGGCGATGGTGTTCTTGAGCTCCTGGAGACGCTCCTGCCAGTCCTTGGTCTCCTCGGCGACGCCGAGGATGGTGTCCGACCCGTTGGAGATGGTGTCGAGGTAGTCCTCGATCTCGAACCGGCCCTCGCGAATGTTGGCCGCCATGGCGGGCCCGGCCCGGCTGCCGAAGATCTCGACGGCGATGGCCGCGGCCTCCGACTCCGTGCCGGCGCCCTTGATGGCGTTGATGGTCTCCTGGAGGGCCTGGGCGGCCGGGCGCCCCTGGTCGGCGAAGGCGGCGAGGGCGCGCCGCATGCCGGCCATCATCGCGCCGGCGTCGACGCCCTCCTCCTCCCACTTGGCGAACATGGCGATGGACTCGTCGAGGCCGATGCCCATCTGCCTGAGGACCGGCCCGAACTGGGTGACGTTGCCCATCAGGTTGCCGACCTCGACGCCGCTGGTCTGGGCGGCGCGGAAGAGCTTGTCGAGGGTGCCGGCCTGGTCGCCGGTCTCGACGTTCCAGTTGTTGAAGAGCTGGGTGCTGGCCTCGATGTTGCCGTTGAGGTCGCTGCCGGTCAGGCGGGAGAGCTCGAGGACCTGCTGGGCCAGTCCCTGCAGGGTCTCCCCGGTGGCGCCGGTCCGCTGGTTGAGGCCGGCGATGGCCGCCCCGACCTGCTCGAAGGTGGCGGGCGTCTCGGTGGCGACGGCCCGGAAGTCGTCCATCAGCCCGTCGAGGTCCGCCCCGGTGGCGCCCGTCTGGGTGCGGATGGTGTCCTCGACGTCGTCGAAGGCCGCCCCGAGGTTGGCCAGGGCGGCGACGCCCATCGCGGCGGCTGCCCCCAGGGCCATCCCGGCGTTGATGCCGAACTGGCCGAGGATGCCGTTGAGGCTGCCGGTCGCCTTCTCGAGGAGGCCCATCTGGGCGGCGGCGGCCTTGGTGTCGCCGAGGACGGTGATGGTGAGCTTGCGTTCCCGTGCCACGCCTGGGGGTTCCTCTCATGGAAGGAGGGGGAGGGCGGTCGCCCTCCCCCTCGTTCGGTGACGCCTGGCGGCCCTTACTCGGAGATGAACTCGACGTCGCTGAGCTTGGTGTTCCGCACGTCGTCGAGGGTCAGGGCCGGGTTGTCCCGCCGCTGCAGCACCCAGAGAACCGCGATGACCTCGCGCATGTTGTACCGGCCGGCTCGCAGGTCGGCCAGCAGCGTCATGATGGGGCAGCCGGCCTGCTGCTCGAGGTCGCCGATCTCCCCGAGGGTGAGGCTGGCGGGGTCGAGGGTGAGGTTCAGCTTCGTCTGCATGTCGTCAGGCTCCTTAGTCCGGAAAGGCGCGGGCGGCGAGTTCTTCGATCTTGTCGCCGTACAACTCTACCACCTGGTCGGTGGTCTCCCCGATAGCGGGGTACACCGCCGGCTGGGCGCGCCACCCCGGCCGGGACGGCCACCCGAACTCGAGGGGCGCCCCGTGGGGAGCCCCCGCTCCGCCGAAGGCGACCTGGGCGCGGGTGGCGGTGGCGCGGGCCGTGATGGAGGACTGCCAGTCGCCCTCGAGGACGACGGCGCGCTGCTGGGCGGCCTCGGCCACCACCTCGGCGACGGCCTTGTTGGCCGCCCGCAGCTCCTTCTGCCAGTGCCCGTCCTCGGCCAGCGCCTTGAGCTCCTTGTTGAAGTCCCGGAGCCCGACGACCACTACCTTGCCGGGCATGTCAGACGGTGCCGTCGGAGGTGACGTACTCGATGGCGACGAGGTCGCCGCCGTCCGTCTCGTACCCCTCGAACGGGATGGCCTGCACCGCCGGGGCGGGGCCGGCGACCTTCGGGGTCTCCCCCGTCAGCCGGACGTCGTAGAGGGTGACGGTCAGCTCCTCGCGGATGTCCCCGTAGGAGGCGGTGTCGATGACCTCTCCGAGGAACTGGAGCTCGAGCTCGAGGCTGGTGTCGTCCTCGAACGCCTGGTAGAAGGCGGTCAGGTTGGCGAACTCCGCGCTGATGTTGCCGTTGAGGGAGCGCCGGTCGTTCTCGAGGGGCTCGAGCTTGAGGCCGCTCTGCCCGAGGAAGACGCGCTCCACGTCGAGGGCGTTGGTGCCCTTCACGCTGAAGTCGCTGACGTTGGCGATGGGGAGCCCGTCGATGCTGAGGGTGGCCTGGGCGAAGTGGAACAGGTTGCTGGTGATGTAGTTGGCCGTCGCCAGGGCCGTGTCCGTGTCGACGTCCTCGGCGTCCACGTTGATGCCGAGGATGGCGAGGGCGTTCTTGGCGACGGTGATCTCCCAGTCGAGGATCTTGCACCCGTGGAAGGTGAAGGCCTGGGCGGCGCCGCCGATCTTCTCCACGCCCTTCTGCAGGGTGAGGGACTTGCCGGTGAGGCTGCCGGGGGTGTAGGTGTGCCGGTAGGCGTCGGTGGACTCGATCCGGGCGACGTCCCCGGTGCCGCCGAGCATGTGCTCGAAGAACCGGCCGAAGCCGCTGGCGGCGATCTCGAAGGAGACGCCGCCGGCGCCCTGGCGCAGGGTGACGACCCGCCGGCTGCCGAGGGTGGCCCGCACGCCGGGCCGGAGGCCGCTGGGGTTGAGGACGACGTTGGACCGCCCCAGGGACTCCCCGGGCAGGAACTCGTAGAACCGGTCGGGCGTCTCGGGCGTGCCGTAGACGGTCTCGACAGCGGTGGCGAACTGGTGCTGCAGCATGGTGTTGCTTGTCTCCTCTGTCCGTGCGCCCGGGGTGAGCGCTGGTTAGGACCTGGTCTCGAGCCGGATGTCGAAGGCTACCGAGCAGACCCGGTACTTGTCGACGACGCCCTGGTCCAGCGACTTGCTGGAGATGACGGCGCTGATGACCTGGTTGCTGCCGACCTCCCCCTCGTTGAGGCCCAGGTCGTAGTCCTCGCGGATGGTGGTCTCGACCTCGTCGAAGATGGCGAGGCAGCGCTGCCGGCAGGTGACGGCGTCGGCCTCCCCGGAGCCGAGCACCTGCACCTGGACCGCGCCCTGGATGACGGACACGTCGGCAGTGGCCCGCCCCCCCGCGCGCGGCCCGATGGCGGCCGGCTCCTCCTGGCTGGGCCGGATGCCGACGACGGCGATGGCCTCCCGCTGCACCCGGTCCTTGGGGATGGGCGCGGTGCAGACCTGCACCGCCGCGAGGCCGGGCCGGGCCTGGAGGGCGGCCCCGAGGGCGTCGATGTACGCGCCGGCGACCCAGGTGCTCATGCCACCCCCCAGATGTAGGTGTACTGCGCGAGGGCGGTGTCCACCTCCGGGATCCCGGTGGCGTGGGTGGCGTCGGGCTGCTGGAGCCGGTAGGTGCCGGTCTCGTCCGTGTGGACGATGGCCCGGTCGAGGAGGTCGCTGCCGGCGGCGAGGTTCATCAGGTAGATGAGGGCGGCCCGCTTGATGGCGGCGGGCACCCGGGTCAGCCCGTGCTCGTACTCGACCGTCGCCTGGCCGGGCGTCATGCCCGGCAGGTACAGCCGGCCGGCCGTGGTGGTCTCCAGGGTGGTGAGGGCCCAGGCGGTCCCGTACCGGTCGGTGAGGCTGCGGACCCGAGTGAGGTCCGGCCAGCCGGTCCAGGCGACCCCGCTGTCGTCAAAGGTGACGACCTCCCGCCCGTACTTCAGGACGAAGGACCGCCGGCAGACGTCCTGGAAGAGGTTGGTAATGTCGTCCCGGTGGCTGATGATGTCGGCGACGGGGATGCTGGCACCGACCCGGTCCTTGAAGCCGAGGGCGTCGGCCACGGTGAACAGGTGGCCGCCGACCACCTCGACCTGGTCCTGGAGGGCGGCGCCGGTGTCGGTCCGGGTCCAGGTGGCGGTGAGCAGGTTGAGGGTCGCCTGGATGGCGAGCTGGTAGGTGTAGGTGGTGGTGGTGCCGGTGCCCGCCTTGCTGGTGGCGGTGCCGGCGGCGACGACCTCGTTGCCGGCGGCGTCGTCGATGCCGACGGTGACGGCGCCCGCGTCGACCTGGACGCCGTCTTCGTACCAGCGCTTGACGAGGGCGGTGGGGCCTACGTTGGCGAGGATGGTGATCACACTATCTGTCCTTCTTCGGCGCCGTGGGTGAGGCGACCGGCGTGGTCCTGGGTGCTGAGACCGCCGGCCTGGTCGCCCGGGTCGAGGCCGCCCTCATTGGTGCGGGCGGTCCTCCACAGGAAGTGCCGGAGCAGGGCCAGCGGCTGCAGGGTCTCGAGCTGGAGGAGCTTCACCTGCTGGACCGCCGGCGCGTGCAGGGCGGCGGCGGCCAGGAGGGGGAGGGTGAGCTGGCCGGCGGCGACCGCCACCGCCGGGGCGTAGAGGCTGGTGGCCGCGAGCGCCCCGAGGCTGAGGGTCAGCCGGAGGGTGGGCTGGTACAGGACGGCGGCCGCCAGGAGGGGCAGCTCAGCGGCGAGGCGGGCCGTGGGCGGGTAGAGGACGGTGGCCGCCAGGGTCCCGAGGCTGACCGCCAGGTTGAGGGCCGGGGCCGCCAGGCTGGTCGCCACCAGCAGCTCGAGGGTCAGGTCCTGCTCAACCAGCCCGACGCTGACGACGGGCGGGTGGAGGGTCAGCGCCTGGAGAGCGGCCGGCAGGACGAGCACCGCCTCGGCGGCGACGACGGGTGCCCACAGGGTGAGGGCGGC